GCCAAGGTTGCTTGAATCTCCTTAGAGTTCCACTTGTTCCCCTTCATTTTCTTCACTAACATCTTCTTTGCTGTATTTAATTAATTCTGAATAAATATTTTCAATCTTTTGCGAAAATTTAAGCCTGCCACTTTTTAGGGCAAAAGAACCAAACTCTACTAAATCTATATTTTCCCTCTCAAAGCGTTTTATATACTTAGTGAAGTTTGCTTTGATCGCTAAATCTTCTTTAGTCATAACGCCCTTTTCTTGCTTCTTATAGCATTCTTCAAGGGTGCTATAAGGCGCAGGGTTTAAGTTATTTTCAATTACAAGCCTTTCAAGCTTGGTGGGATTAGATTTGTACTTGGTCTCCCTAAGCAATGCATAAAGTTCGTCTTGTTCGCTCTCTGGCATACCTGCGACCTTGCTGTCATTAAATAGTTTTATAATGTCAGATTCAGACAACAAAAACCACTCAGTACCATAATTAGAGTACACGTCTATCTCGACCTCGTCTTGCAATTTCTCGGCAGTTTCAGAAAGCCACTTGTCAAGTACAGAAAACTCATTAGAAAAAAACATTAACGGTTTGCGTCTACTTTCCATTACTGCACGAACTTGATCGACATTAACCGCCTCCTTAGACATATTATCATCAACGCCTGTCGTGTTTTTCTTTATGAAGCCTTCTCTTCTTTGCTGCTGTTCGTTCTCAAACTCTAAGTTTTCAGTAGGTGGAGAAACAAAACGGAACGCACCCCCTGCATCTTTCTCATCTCCAAAGTTTGCGGCATCGTATTCGTACAATGTTCCTGCACCCATTAGTTTGCTATTAGAGCAAGAAGGGCAAGGAACAGGATCGCTATACCCACCATGCTCTAAGGGATGAGAAATAAACCCATCTGTACAATCATCATCACAAACGTCTTTAGGTTTTTCCATAATAGGAAAGACCCCGTAATGTTCAGCATAGAGCGAATAGATGTAAAAAAGCGTCCACGTTGCCATACTAGATAAGACAGGAGCAAAGGCGTTGTATCTATCAAATGAATTGTTAGTGTTAAGCCTCGTACGAATAAAAGGTGTAGCAGGACAATAACCTAAGTTATGATAATTGTTTTTTATCAAACTCAATATTGAACCATCTTCGGAAATAACTCTATACGACATTGAATCGTAAACGGCATACAATTGAACCTCATTGCCTGCCTCATTTAGTACCTTACTATGTTTAAAACAAATATACGAAAGTGTACCCGCCTCAACATCTTCCCATTCCAAAGAAACTATATCCTTATTATAAACCGTAACTATGTAAACCTCGCCTTTTTCGTCCTTATCAAGAACAACAAAGGTATTAGGTCTATTCTTCATTACCTGCTTACCTACCCTATTGATATAAGACCTAATGTTTAACCTACCAAGCAACTTGTTTACTCGTTCCTGTGCCGTGTCAGTTGGTGCTGTAAAGCTAAAATTCGCATTCCTAGCATCAAATACACGCTCCAAATCTGCGCTAATATCTCTTGTGATATTAACAATAGGCAAAGGATAGCTTGCGAACTTTAAAGTAGAATCAAACTTATCCTTGTGCAAAGTATCTCTCATCGCTTGGAGCAATTCCCTATACCCTTGCTCGGACTGTATTTCATCTTTTTGCAAAACTTCGGTATAGACACGCAAACGACTCTCATAGATTAAGCCCCTAGCAATTACATTACTATTCGGCTTCTCCTTGACTATCTTTATCGCTTGGTTGTCGTCTAATATCGTTGCCATCAAAAAAATATTTTCCTTTTACACTAAAACTGTTTGTACCATTCTTCTTCTCTAACCTTAATAAGCGCCCCCCGTGTTCAAAATCCACTTTCTTCTCATTCCCTGTGCGCTCATTAATTAAGGTTATATTCTTAGGCATAGCCATTAGATACTAATGGTCAATGCGTTAAAGGTAGGCGTAATAACGTGTAAATACTCATCATAATCAGAGTTCAACTGGAACGTCATTAAGTTACTATCTCTACTATTCAATCCTGCATTGTCTTTTGTTCCAAAGTACAATTTTAACAACGGGAACCCTGTTATTAAATCACCATCTTTACGAGCAATGATTTTATTCGCTTGGTTCACGAAATAAACTTCTACATTTTCACAATTCAACTTTCTAAAAGGCTTGATTTGTGCAGCTTCCAATCCATCAAAACGAGCTTGCCCATCTGCTGGGTTTGTTCCGTTTGAAAGAATTACACCACTCAATGTTGTGTTGTCTCCCCCTCCTTCTGTTAACTCTGTTCCTGGCGTTATTTGCGAGTCACCACCGATTAAAGGTGTATAAATCGTTTTACCAGACAAAGCGCCCGAAGCGGTAAATAATGTATTCCATGCTGTTGCATCTTCAATAACTTCACTTGCGATTGACGCAGGAATATTATTAGCAGGTGTTACACTATCCCAAATAACTTCACCTTTACGAACAAAGAAAAACCTTTGTATTTGCCCCATATTAACAGGACATAAAGACGAAGGTATTGCGTCCAATTCATCTGCCAATGGGCAGGTGTTACAAATCTGTAACGATGTTAAAAAATTCATGTTAATACGTTTTTTGTTTAAACAATTTCGTTTTGCTCACGATCAGTTTATACTATTACGTATGTCTTTTTATTAAAATGTAACCGTTTCTGTTATTAAAGCGAGTGTTGCTCCTGTCGAATCTCTGAACGTAAACTTAAAATCGTAAATATCTCCTGTGGGGTCAAACGTAAAGTCCAACCATAACTTACTAAAAGTTTGCTTACCATTTACGCAACCAATTTTGTTTAAAACAATAGTTGGCGGTATAGGTGTACCACTTAATGGGTCAATCTTTATAATATCACATTCAATGTCGAAAATGTCGCACGAATAAGAGTTATTTAAAGCCAAGTTAACCTCATATTCAAAAGACGATGTACCTACCCTTAAATTAAGCGACAAGTCAAAGTCAGCATCTGTCGCAGGTAGACCAATACCATTACAACAAGATAAACTTGCTGGAGGGTCTAAATACTCACGAATCACATTCAAGATTGTAATCTCGGCAGCGACTAAAGCGGTTGTATCTAAATCCAAGGCGTAAAGCTTATTCAAAAACTGGTCAAAACCTGCATCAGTAAAAGTGCTTACCTGTCCTGTCTCTAACTGCGCTCTAATGTCCGCAATTGCTACTGGTGCTGCTAGCTGGCTAATGTTTTGTAACGAACTCAATAAAGAGCAGGTTTCACTATCAATGCCAATACTAAATACACTTGGTTGTAATTTATACATATAAGGACACGGTTTAAAAAGATTATCTTTCATGCAGCTATTTAGCAGCACTACTATAACTATAAAGATAGTAATTAAGTTTGGGAATTTCATGATTTAGGTTAAAATGTTTTTTAAAGTGAGTTATTTTTGTTATGTGCTTATATTTTACGCTTGGAATTAATGCCTTGTATACCGTATCTAAGAGCATCCCAAATATGATCCACGCCTTTGTTTTGTTCTGGATTGTTTGTTGGCTCACCTGTAGCTTTATCTTCTTCGTACTTATATCCTATCTGCTCGGCTCTAAAATGAACGTTATCGACTATATAAAGCGTCCCATAGCTCTTTATGACATCTAATCCCGTAACAATAGAACCAGCACCCTTTTTAGCTGCTCTAGTCTTCCTAAAGCCTTTGCGCCTTATCTCTTCAACTGTTGCTGGTGCCACATCTGTAAATAAGTACTTATTCTTATTGAACTTAATCTTCTTTAACCATTCGCCAATGTCTGAACCTGTCATGCCTTTTTGGTACAAAAGCAGTTCAATGTAAAGCTTACCCTCTGATAGTAGAATCCTAACCATCGTACTAGGGTCGTTTGTATAACCGAAATCCATACCGAATGCCTCACGTTTATAAGTCTTTGGCATTTCTTGAATCCATTTAACATTAGGGAAAACAATACCCTCTGTTGCTCCTGTCATTCCCAAGATATAAACCTTATGAAAAGAAGGGTTTGCTTTGCCTTTAGCTATTAATTCACGCCTTACCTTTGATGGCACGAACTTATTGTGGCTAAGATTTGAAAGAAGAACCTTTGTACCTTTCTTGCCTATCAACTTATGATGAACCCAAAACGGAGCATCTGGGTTGTAATCTAAGAACGTCCTTATCTTGGCTCTAAACATCAACTGCTCGGCAATAGTCCAAGCAATACCGTTAGCCTCATTCATAAAGACATAATGCCTTTTACCAGCCTTTGCGCTTTGCTTATTTTGGAATGAACTGAATTGAAGTTCACTATTATTGAAATGGAACTTAACTATCTTATCAGTTGAATTATACGTGTACTCAAAGAAGTGTTTGCAATTGTCGGGGAAACTATTTACGATTATATCTATAACCTCATTAAAGTCAGAAATTGCGCCCTTCTTTAGGTTTGGCACATCTTGACCAACAACTAAGGATTTTATGTTTTCTTGTCGTCCTTCTTCGTTCTTATAGACCGTTCCTAGCGTAAGGAAAACCATCACTTGCATAATACTAAACGTCTTACCAGACCATGTACCGCCTTGATTAACCACTACGGGTTCAGTAGCCGCAATGTTATTCAAGAACACTAAGGATTCATGTATCGGGTTGTTTATCGTTAGGGTATTACTCATTAGCTGTAAAGTCTTCTATTTCGTTTTCTGCACTTGGTAGCTGTTCAATTCCGTTCGTGCCTATATTGATCGTTAAGCTTCCTGCGCTTTGTTTGTCTTTTTCTTCTTTATTATCTGGATTCAAGCGCCACTTAGACCGTTGTCGATTACTAAGCCAACTCTTTTGAGCGCCAACGTCGGCTGGTATCTCTTTTGTGGTTATCGTTATCTCTTCCTCTCCTGCTGAATCTGTCTTTATTCGCTTTTCTTTAACCTCTACACCAATAGCCCTGTTATACATAGCTTCTACCACACTAGCATCTGCTATAACCTTCCCTCGTGTGAGTGACTCAAAAAACCCCGCTTTTTCTTTCTTCCAGTTATTGATAGTTGCCTCTGTAACCTCGAAAAAGGCAGCCAACTCTGCGTCGGTATGCCCTAATAAGCAAAGCTTATAAGCAAGCTCGTTATACTCTTCTTTATATTCCGTTGGTCTCCCTCCTTTATCCTTCTCCTCATCCATAAACGTCACTATTTAGGATTATTAAATCTATTTGTAAACCTAAGGGAATCGAACCCTTATCTCCCACTAACTAGTATTTTCAGTAGACGCTTTTACCTTTAAGCTATAGAAT